GTTAGAACAAATAAAACTGTTATTGATGATCGATTGATTCAAAAGGCATTTGAAAAAATGACAATTGGATTACCCAAGAAATATGATTCACGTAGTATTCAAACAAAAAGATTAGTTTCTGTACACGAAGTAGGACATGCAATGATGGTACAGCACTTTTCAGAATATTTCAAATTACAAAGACTAACTATGAATGCTAATACTGCTGGTGCTGGTGGTTATACACTGTTCACACCAAAAGAATTTTATGCTGAATATCAAACAAAAGGATACTTTCTAGCACAGATTATAGTAGCACTTGGTGGTCGCGCAGCAGAAATTGTTTATTTTAAAAATTATAAAGATTCTAAATTTAATAATAGTACTAGTAAAAGTAACTACGTTATTGCATTTAATACATTTTCAGATTATAGTGACATAGATATTACAACTGGTGCTAGTGCAGATATTAGACAAGCAAATAATATTGCTAAAAAATATTTAGAACTATTTGAAAATTATATTGTACCTGAATCAATTAGTGATTCAACGCAAAATGTAATTGATACTAGAATTTCTGAATTAATTAAAGAATGTTTAGATAAAGCAGTAAATATTATTGAAACCAATAAAGAACATTTTAATAAACTAAGTAATAGATTGATGCTCGAAAATACTATAGTATTTGATTAATATTTATCGTTGTAAGTTTTAAAAATTATATCTATATTAAATATAATGAGAATTTGTTTTATAGTTGCTAGAAATTCTTTAGATAGTAAAGTAAAACCATTATTAAAATTTAAAGAAACTAATCAAACAGTTGTTCAAACAATTTGTAATAATGTAATTAAATCGAAACTTATAGATGAAATTATTGTAATTACTGATAATGATAATGTTAAAAATCATGTTAGTTCATTTATTAAAAAATGTATGGTATATCCTGATTTACCATCTGATAATTTAGAATGTATTAATTTATTTCTTAAAAAATACATGTCATTATCTTTTAACTATGATACTATTATTAATATTGATATGAATGAAATTTATTTAAATACTGACAAAATAAATTTATGTATTCAAAATTATATTTCTAAATCAGCAAGTGATAAATTAATTAAATGTAGTACATTACATAGCAATTTAGAAAATAATGATAGTTTGCCAGTTGTATTAAATAATAAATCAATAATTAAGTTATTATTAGATAAAAATAATAACATTTTGTTTGCGACAAGAAATCAAAAACCATTTGATAGTAATATTAATATAAATTATTTTCATCATGTTGGTATATTAGTAATTGATAAAAATTATTTATTAAATGAATTATATAATGGTGTATCTAATTACCAACAGGAAGAAAATATTACATGGTTAAAAATACTAGAAGATTCATATAGAATTAATTCAGTTTTATTAGAAAATCATATGAGTATGTGTTAAAATTATAATTTTGAACACCCTATTAATTTAGGAGTGAATCTTTCAGATTTAATAATTTCTTTATTAAATGGCATGTTATTATCTTTATAATAATCAGTGATTAAAGTTACAGTATTAATTTGATCTACATTAACAAAATTTACTATTCCAGTTATATTATTATCTAGATATTTAATTAATTCTGGTAATAATGTATCTAAATTTGTAGCACTTAGATTACACATTTCTATTTTTTCATAATTAATTAGTTTATTTATTAAGTTTTTTGGATTATTTACATTTGATGATTTAGTTGAATAAGGATAGTTAATACGTAAAAATAAATAATTATCAAATTCTTTAACTAGTTTTTCTAATAATATTCTAGACTCTGAATAATAATTAGTAAGGTCATTTCCAGTATCGTCATGTGAATATTCATTTTTACTATTATTGAAAATACATCCTGTTCCAATTAATGTACAATGTATATAATATTTATTACATAAATTTAATAGGTTTATTTGTTCTATTACATTAGTCATTAGTGTTTCTTTTTTATGTGTATCGCACCATTTAGTATTAGGTGTTCCAGTTAGACCTGCAGCACAAATTAAATATTTAGGATTTCTTAATTTAATTTCATTTTCAATACTTTCTGTTTGATTTAATCTATAATCTAGTATATAAACTTTTTTATTTGAATTAATTAATTCATTGTATATATTACTACCAATAAATCCTTTTGCACCAATTATAAAATAGTCATATTGTAAATATGGTGCTGTTAAATCTTTTTCATTTAATATAAGTTCATGTTCTTTAACAGGAATATTATTTAAAATATTTAAAATTGGATCTTTATAATTTAATAATCCACCAACTTCATTTTCGAATGCTTCTTCAATATAATATGATAAAATACTATTATCTTCTAAAGAAATAAAACCATGTGCGTAACCAGCTGGACAATAAACTTGCTCACCTTGTTTAATTGGAAAGTATTTTACCTCTGGATTTGATTCTTTTGGATTTAAAATAATATCAATAAATGATCCATTGATACATGTAATTATTTTAGCAAAAGAATTTATATGAAGTCCTCGAAAAACATTTTTATGATTAATACTTAATGTGCATTCTTTTAAATTACACTCTTTTGAATCAGAGTATTTACCATCTTTAATTGGAAAAATTAACGTTCCTCGTGAATCTTCAAATTTTTTACAAACAATTGACATTATTATAATATTTTAAATATTTTGATTATATTATTTTATCAAAAATAACGGAATAAAAATTTTTTGGATAATTAAATTTTAAAAAATCTTTTGTGTATAAACTAAAAACATGATTTTTAACAATAGGACCAGGTCCATAAAAATTTTGCCAATTTGGAAATTTAGTAGAATTTAATTCAAAAATATGTTGATGTAGAATTTTATCAGTTTCAAATTTAACTGTTTCATTTATTAAAGGTTGATTGTTTAAATATTCTTTTACTTTAGGTAGTAAACTAATTAAATTTTTATGATTATACATATTTATAATGTCTTCTTTGTAATTTTCTAATTTTAATATATTAGCATTTGGTAGAAGATTGAAAGTTTGTTCTTGAACATGTACATCAAAATTATTTAAATTATTATTATTTTTTATATTTTGTAATTGTTTTAAAAAATTTACATAATTACATGGTTCTACTTTCATTTTATTTCTCAATAAAGCATGTTGAGGAGTAGAACAATATTTATTAGTAAAACAACTCACCATTCTAGAGTATGGATTTCTAACTAAAACAAATATTGGTATATCATTTACATTTTTAGGTAACGGAAAATCGAATTGTAAATTGTGTCTACCATTTGTAATTTTATTAACTTCATCTTTATGTAAATATAAAAATAAATCTCTAAAAGATGAACATCCAGATTTAGCATTCCAACCTATGATATAATTATATTTTGGTGAATATGCATATGCAACAACCATTTAAATATAATTTAATAATTATTAATTTTTTTAATTTTTAAACCATAAAATTAATAATGTGTTATATATTAGAAAAAATAATATTAATAATTATTAATAATGTCAAAATTTTTAGATTTATCATTACCAGATAATTTAAATAAAAAAATTAAAACAGATATAAATTCAATTATAGACAAAGGAAATTTTATAAATGGTGAAGAAGTAAAACTTTTTGAAAATAATTTTAAAAAATATTTAAATATTGAATATTTTATTGGATTAGCAAATGGAACAGATGCATTAGAACTAGCACTAAAAGTATTAGAATTAGATAGGTCATCTGAGGTAATTGTACAAGGTAATACATATGTTGCTACATGTCAGGCAGTTATAAATAATAATTTAAAACTTATTACTTGTGATGTAAATAAACATACATACCAAATTGACATTAATGATTTAAAATTAAAAATTACTTCTAATACTAAAGTTTTGATATTAGTACATCTATATGGTTTAGTATCGAATATGGATATCATTAAAAGTATATGCGATGAAAATAATATAATTTTAATAGAAGATTGTGCTCAGGCACATGGTGCATCGTATAAAAATATTAAAGTAGGAAATTTTGGATTATTATCTTGTTTTAGTTTTTATCCAGGAAAAAATTTAGGAGCGTTTGGTGATGCCGGAGGAATTTCTACAAATAATAAACAATTATATGAAAAATTATTATATTTAAGAAATAACGGTAGTATAATAAAATATCATCATGATTTTATTGGTAGAAATAGTAGATTAGATACAATTCAAGCATCTGTATTAAATAATAAATTAACATACTTAGATGAATGGAATGAAAAAAGAAGAAACATAGTTAATTTATATAATGATAGATTAAAAAATATTGTTACCATTCCAGTTGTTTTAGATGACGTAGTACCTGTATACCATTTATATGTAATACAAATAAATGAAAGAGATAACTTACAAGAATATTTAAAAAATTATAATATTGAAACACTTATTCATTATCCAATTTGTATATGCCAATTAAATTCTTATAAAAAATTTACTAACTATAATGTAAATTGTATTGAATTGTCTAATAAAATTCTTTCCTTACCATTATTTCCTGATTTACAACTAGATAAAGTTAATTATATATGCAATTTAATTATTAATTTTTATAAATTAAGAACTTTAGTATATAAATTTAAACAAATTAAAACTGTAAATAAAGGCGGAATTTTAAATTGTATTAATGAATTAGAATTTGATACAAAAAGAATATTTTATATTAATAATTTTAATAAAAATGATTCATCAAGGGGTCATCATGCAAATATATCATGTAAAGAATTTTTATTTGTTATAAATGGAGGAATAAAATTAGAAATTACAAATAAAGATAATGTAACTAAAACTATATTTTTATATTCTAATGAAGGATATCATATTAATAAATTAGAATGGTTAGTATATTCATCATTAGAAGACAATACATGTTTAATTGTTTTATGTGATGAAATATATATAAATGATAAAAGTAAAAGTATTACAAATTTTAGTGATTTTATAAATCCAAAATATATTTATTATAACGATTTAATAAATAAAGAAGGAAGATATAATGAGGTTTATAATGATATTTCATCATATGATACTCATTCTCCTTCATGTGAAGTATTAAATGAAGTTATAAAAGAAATAAATGATAATTATTATACTATATCTGATTCTGATTCAATTATAGATATTGGTTGTGGTGTGGGTTATTCTTTAAATATTTTTTTATCATTTAAGTTTAATAAAATACATGGAATTGAAATTAATAAAAGAGATTTTGAAATTTGTTTAAAAAATTTAGATGTTATAAAAAGTTACCTAAAAGATGTTCAAGTTAAAAATATATCAGCAGAAGAATTTAAAAATTTTGATGATTATAATTTTTATTATTTTTATAATCCTTTTAATTCAATAGTATTTGAAAATTTTATAAAAAATATAAATAAATCTGGAACATTCATAATTTATTATAATATTCATAATGAAGAAGAAAAAATTTTAAGTAAATATGAATATGAATTTCTATTTTCTAAAATGGGTAATATAAATAGAGAATATAAGATTTATAAATTAAAATAATTTAATATTTCTTCCTGGCGTGGTATTCTTGTTTGATTATCATCTCTATTCATTATTGTATTATATGCAATTTTAAATTTATTTTCAATAAAATAAGGATCATCTAAATCATTATATCTTAATGATATAGCAAATCTAAATTTTTCATTATTTTTGAAAACACCGGTTTTATGAATTAACCAACTACTAAAACATATAGCATCTCCAGTATTAAGATTAATTTTTATAAATTCATCTTCTTTATAATCAGTTAAAATTTTACGATTATCTAATTTTATATCATTTTCACCATCTAGATATCCATTTAAATGACTTTTGTTAATAATTTCTAATGGACAATTATTATTATTTATATTATTTAATGCTATCCATACAACAATATTATTTAAAGAACCTCTCATTTGCGGCCAATCTTGATGAGTATCAAGTCCTAATTTACCATTTCTATAATTTATATTAGTAGCAAAGTCACAAAATAAATGAACTTGTGCTGTTATAGGAACAGATATATTATTAATATTTAAATTATTTATAATATTTAAAATTTTTTTGTTACAAAAAATTTCTTTTATTTCTAATATATTTGAAAATATACCATTTGATTTAATTAATTCAAAATAATAATCTGAATCATCAATATATATATCATGTAATTTATTATATATATAATCTATTTTTTCTTCTAAAATTTGTGGGTAATCTATTGTAAATTCTTTTTTACCTTTAATATTATCTAATATTTGTATAATTTTATCATATATAATATTTATTTTATTTAAATCTAATATGTTTTTATATATATTATATCCGTTATTATTATACGTTTCCATATTTTATATTTATAAAATATATATTTAATATATTTTAAAACACATATGTTAAAAAAAATTAATTTTATAAATAATGAATATAATTTTAAAAGTCATCAATCAGAAAATATTTTACAGTATAATACATTTAATACAAAACTTTTTCAAAATATTTTATTAATATCTCAAGATAGAGGAGGTAATGAAACTAATTATAATATAGAACATTCAAAAGTTATTCTAGGTAGTATTCCTGAAAATAAAACAATAATTAATTTTTTAAATAGTTGCATACAAAATGATGTTAAAGACAATATGTATAATTTTTTAATTAAAGATGCTTTTTTTTTTATGTCTTATGCTGCTGGTGGTCATTTAATCACTCATATATTATATGATTTATTGCCACAATTAAATTATTTTTGGCAAGAAATTAAAAATAATCAAAATTATCCTATTATATTTGAAAATTGTGTAACTGGAATACATGGTAAAAATAAATGCAATAGTTTATTAAATATTGAAAAACAAAAAGAAGTAATAAAAAGTATAATTACATATTTAAGAAATTTAGATATTAAAAATGATATATATATTATATCTAATAAAAAATTTCATCAATTTAAAAGTACAATGAACAATACTGAAATTTGGCAAGGTAAATTATATGTAAAAAATTTAAATATATTATTAATACAAAATCCTCATGTTTCTTATTTAGGACTAACTTCTAGATATACACTAAATTCAGATAATTTAGTTTTTCATGAAACTTTGAAAAATTATATTAATAGTAAAGGAACAAATATTCATTATGAATACCATAAAAAAAAATTTTTAATACTTGAGAAAAGATTAACAAGTTTTAAAAATCCAGTTAATAAACCAAGAGGTTTTGTTGATAGTGAATGGAATTCTATTTGCAATTTATGTGATAATTATTGTTCACAACATAATTTAAAATTAGTAATATGGGATAATGATAAAACAAAATATTCTATATATGAACAACAATTAATTTGCAATAATGCTGAAATAATAATTAGCACAGGTGGTTCATTTAATTTATTTAATTATGGTCATACTTGTTCTAAAATGTTAATTTTAGATATTTCACCTAGAGAAAATCCTACTCATAATATTTTTAAAAAAATATGCCTAAACATTTTTGCTGATCATTCATCTAATACTAATTTATATTATTATTTTAATCATGGTAAAACATTATATTTTAATATAATTAAAAAATTTTTATATAATAATAACTTATAATGTTAAATAATAGAAATATTTTTTTTATGAAAGATGGTAATGATAAAATAAATATTACAAAAAATTTATCTGATAATATTTTAAAAAAAAATATAATAAAAAATGATATATATAATAATATATTATTTGAATCATTTTCTATAAATAATTCAAATACAAATTATAATAATTGTATTATATATACCAATGATTTTGCACAAAATCCACTTAGTAATTATAAAATGATTAAAAATAATTTATTAAATAAAAAAAAGGATGTTAAAAATAAAAAATTATTTTTAAGTTTTCAAAATGGATATTTAATTTATACTGCAAATTGTGGTCATTTATTAACTCATAATGTATATGATATATTTCCACAGTTAAATTTTATTTATTATAGAGCAAAAAATAATCCAGATGACAGTATTTTAATAGAAATTATATCTAAAACTCCAGAAGGTTATGATATTACTTATAATAGTGATTCAGAAATTAATAATAATATTCAAAATATAAAAAAAATTATACAATATTTAAGAGATTTAGATTTTAATAATTATATTATAATTATTTCGAATAAAATATTTCTTCAATTTTATTTAAATAAATATGATACAATAGATAAACTTAAAAATTGGACTGGAAATTTATTTGTAAAAAATTTAAATGTTTTAAATTTATACAATAACAATATCGATTATATACCTTTATTATGTAGATATGTGCCAAATTTAGAATTTAATGAAGTATATAATACTACATTATATAAGTTTTTTGAACAAAAATATACAAAAAACAATAAAAAAAATTTAATCCTTGAAAAAAGAATTAGAAATTCAAAAGGAGAAGGAAGAGGATTTTTAATGAATGATTATAAATTAATTTATGATTATTGTATTAATTATTGTGCAATTAATAACTTAAATTTTATTTTATGGGATGAAAATTATATTAATAAATCTATATTAGAACAGCAATTAATATCTTATAATTCTGATATAATAATTAGTATTGGAGGTTCATTCAATTTATTTAATTTAGGTCATTCATGCTCTAAAATTATTATATTAGAATTTTGGCCATCTTTTCGTAAATCTTGGATTATTGATAGTTGGTTAAATATATTTTCAGAACATTGTAGTAATGGTAGTAAAGTATATTTATATATTCCATATTTATCAATGTATAAAAATTATAATAAACCAGTTGCTATAAATTATTTTAATATAATTGTTGATATTTTTAATAATAATATTGAAAATTATTTAATAAAAGTATAACATTATAAATTTATATCATCATTACATTTCTTAAATATTTTCCCAGGAATACCCATATATATACTATAACTTTCTGTATTTTTAGTTATACATGAACTCATACCTATTACCGTTGATTCATTAATAATTAAAGAATCTTTTATAGAAGAATTTATACCTAAATAAGAATATTTTTTAATTATACAATTACCTGAAATAACTACATGACTTGTAATAAATACATGGTCTTCTATTATTGAATGATGCCCTATATGATTACCAGACCATAATACACAATTATTTCCAATAGTCACATAAGGTTGAATAACATTATTTTCTAATATAAAGCAATTTTCACCTATATTTTCAGTATAAACT